CGTGAAGGCACAAAAGCTGGTAAGCAGTTTGTTAAACAGCCTAAGGCCATTGCTAAGAAAGTGAGCAAGTTCCGATGATTAAAAAAGGTAGTGAAGAGTTTTCAGGGTATAACAAGCCTAAGGCTACACCAAAACATCCTACGAAGAGTCATGCTGTGTTAGCTAAAGATGGTGATACAGTGAAGCTCATTAGGTTTGGACAACAGGGTGTTAGCGGTGCTGGCTCTAGTCCAGACACTCCTAAGGACAAGGCTAGGCAGAAGAGCTTCAAAGCTCGTCATGCTGAGAATATTAACAAGGGTAAGATGTCTGCTGCATATTGGGCAGACAAGGTTAAGTGGTAACTACAAGGAGAAACTATGGCTACCGATGCAGAAAAAGTTAAGATGTACCGTGAGAAGGCTAAGGACACTTCCATTCCTCAAGAGGTGCGTAACACCTACTTGGACAGAGCCAATGAGCTAGAGCGTAAAGCTTTTGAAGAAACAAAGAAGGCTCCTCCTGCTAAGCTTGCTAAGGGTGGTGTTGCTTCTAAGAAGCCTATGATTGCCATCATGATTGGTGTTGGTAAGCCAGCCAAAGCTCCTGCTAAAGGTGGCCCTGCTAAATATATGGAGTTTTCTAACAAAGGAAAACCAAAAGGCATGACCCCTGTTAAAGCAGCTCCTAAAAAGAAGAAGTAAATAGAAAGATTGTCTAATGTATCTGACAAGTAACATCCCATATTTTAAATGTTGGGTTAGAAAAGAGTTTACGAATGGACATCAAAACTATCATGGGGAATACATACATGCATTAGCAGTGGCTGTCACCACCATTCCAGATAGGAGCTTGAGCTTTCAAGTTATCTTCACTGGTTGTGAAGCAGATGATGGTAGTCAAGCTAATGTACATGGTGGAGCAATGTGGGCGAGAATGCCCCTTGCTGCGTTAGTAGGTGACATACCTTTAGAGGTATGGCCTGAGCGTATGATGAATCATTTGTCACAGCCTTGGGATTGTAATAGTTACAATCATTCCATAATTAGTCTGGAGAGAGCTAAACCTTCTCCTTGGTTGTGTAAGATTAATAATGAATTCTTTACAGGTAGGTATTTGTTCACTGTTGACTATGCTGAGAGTAGTGTGTCTGAAGATCCCTCACAGCATAAACAGAGTCATGTGCTAATACTAACTGATGCGGGTAAATGGACTGGGAATGTTGTGGCTTTGCCAAACAACCGAGTTCGAGTGACAAGTCCAGCCTATTGGCAAACAGGACAGGGTGCGCCTGATTTCAGGCCCAACCAACATATCTATTGTGCGGAGCAAGATGATTCGTATATGGATGCAGAAGAGACTTTCAACAATCTTTACAAGGAGCAAAAGAAATGACGAAATCTAAAATGATGGCTACTGGTGGTGCAACTATGAAATCTAAAATGATGGCTAGTGGTGGTATGACTAAAAAGGGTTATGCCGCTGGTGGTGTATCTATGGCTATGCCTATGAAGAAGGGCTATGCTGCTGGTGGTATGCCTATGGTTGAAAAGGGTGGAATGAAAGTTCCAGCTTTTGCTGCTGATGGTAAGGGTAAGATGGCTAAGGGTGGTGCTGTTAAAGCACCAATGACCAAGAAAAAATAATGGCTACTATTAAACAAATAGCTAAGGTGGGTAAAGTGATGGGTGAATATAAGGACAAGTCTTTACATTCTGGTAAAGGTGGTAAAGTTGTTACTAGCCCTAAGCAAGCCATTGCTATTGCTTTGTCTGAAGCTGGTGTTAAACAAAAGAAAGCTAAGAAGTGAACATTGAACCTAAGGTTAGAAGTTTAGGAAAAGTGTTGACAGCAGGAGCTGCTAACACTATCTATACTTGTCCTAACAATTTTTTAGCTAAGATGGTGTTGTTATTTATTGCCAATCATGCAGGTAATAACAAAACTGTTCAAATTCAATGGAACGATGTTAGTGTTGGTGGAACCTATCATATTGTTGGTGGATATACTTTGGCATCTAATGCCTATCTGAAGCTTGATGGTAGCTATCTTGTTCTTAATCCCGGTGACACTGTCATTGTTACACCAGAGGCTGGTTCAACTATGGATGCCACCATCACTGTTGAAGAATATTTTGATCCAACAAATAAACCATAAGGAACATCATGGCTAAAAGAGAACTAACAGAACAGCAGAAGAAATTCATTGAGGTGTTATTTGCTGAGGCTGGAGGCAATCCTGCTAAGGCAAGACAGCTTGCTGGTTACAGCGAAGGCTACAACACTAAAGTGCTCATGGATGTCTTGAAGGAAGAAGTGATTGAGGCTACACAGCTATACATCGCTATGAATGCTCCTAGAGCAGCTATGGCGGTTGTTAGTGGTATTTCCGATCCTACAGAGCTAGGCTTGAAAGAGAAGCTCAACGCTGCTAAGGATTTGTTAGACAGGGCTGGTTTGGTGAAGACAGAGAAAGTTCAGGTGACAGCACCTAACGGCATCATGATTTTACCAGCCAAAGACAGCGGTGAGTGAAAGAGACTTAGGGGCTTGGATATTGCCACAGCCCAAAGCAAAGGAAACATATGTACCTATTCCAAAGATTAGAAAGACTATACCATTTGGTTACAGACAAGATGAAGAAAATCCTGACCTCTTGCAGCCAATACCTACAGAGCTTGAAGCGTTAGAACTAGCTAAGAAACACTTAAAACAATATAGTTCTAGACAGGTAGCGGCTTGGCTTACCACCACAACAGGTAGAACGATAAGCCATGTGGGATTGTTAAAGAGAATAAAGACTGAAAGAAAGCATGGATTCAAATCCGCTACTTACCGCAACCTTGCCACAAGGCTCAAAAAAGCCCTTGAGCAAGCGGAAAGGTACGAAGAAAAATCCAAGAGGCTCGGCAGGGAAGACCCAACAGGATACTTCGAGTCAGAGCAGTACAGCAAGCTTACCGAATATATCGATAGTAAACTCGCCAGAGACTCTTCTAGCGACACCTGATGATAGGGAAGTATTGTTTAAGCCCAACCCCGGGCCTCAAACATTCTTCTTAGCTTCCTCAGAGAGGGAAGTGTTATATGGTGGTGCTGCTGGTGGTGGTAAAAGTTATGCCATGCTTGCAGATCCATTGAGGTATATGGTGCATCCGCAGTTTTCTGGGTTGCTTCTTCGTCACACGACAGAGGAACTTCGAGAACTCATCTGGAAAAGCCAAGAGCTTTATCCAAAGATTTATCCCGGCATCAAGTGGAGTGAGAGAAAGATGCAGTGGGAAGCACCATCAGGGGCTAGGCTATGGATGTCCTACCTTGATAGAGATGAAGACGTACTAAGATATCAGGGTTTAGCGTTTAGCTGGATTGGTTTTGATGAGTTGACGCAGTGGCATACGCCATTTCCGTGGAACTATATGCGTTCTCGCTTGCGTACAGCAGCGTCAGACCTACCAATTTTCATGAGAGCTACAACAAATCCGGGTGGTCCGGGCCATGCTTGGGTAAAGAAGATGTTTATTGACCCTTCTCCAGCAGGTAAATCGTTTGATGCTACCGATATTGAGAGCAGTACCACCCTAGTGTATCCAAAAGGACACAGTAAAGAAGGACAAGCACTGTTTAAGCGTAGGTTTATCCCTGCTATGTTGGCAGATAACCCCTACTTGATGCAGACAGGTGACTATGAAACCATGTTGTTGTCTCTTCCTGAACACCAAAGGAAGCAACTACTGGAGGGCAATTGGGATATTGCTGAAGGTGCAGCCTTCACTGAGTTTAATAGGCAGATACATGTAGTGGAACCTTTCCACATACCAAGTAATTGGACTAAATTTAGGGCTTGTGACTATGGATACGGAAGTTATAGTGCTGTGGTGTGGTTTGCTGTGTCTCCAAGTGAGCAATTGGTCATCTATCGTGAGCTATATGTTAGCAAAGTGCTTGCCAAAGACCTCGCTCACATGGTGATGAGGGCTGAAGAGAACGATGGTCCTATAAGATATGGTGTATTGGACAGTAGTTGCTGGCATAAGAGGGGTGATACAGGTCCATCACTGGCAGAACAGATGATTGCAGAGGGTTGTAGGTGGAGGCCAGCGGATAGAAGTGCTGGAAGTAGGGTGTCTGGTAAGAATGAGCTGCATCGAAGGCTACAACTTGACCCCTTTACAGAACAACCAAGACTAGTTATAACAAGCAACTGTGTGAACACGATTGCTCAGCTACCCATCCTACCTTTGGACAAGAGAAACCCAGAGGATATTGATACTAAGGCTGAAGATCACTTATATGATGCTATTCGTTATGGTGTGATGAGCAGACCTAGAAGTAGTTTGTTCGATTACAATCCATTAACCTCTGGTGGATCTGGAATGAAGATGGCAGACCCCACATTTGGGTATTAAAAGGTATTTATGGCTACAAATAATTTCATGGATGATAAATCTATTGGTTTAGGAGACAGAAAAGATGGAGAGAAAACACCATTTAGTGGTGGTTCTCTTTTAAGTTTCTTAAATGAAAGATATACACGATCTGAAGAAAACCGCAGACAGGACGAACAGCGTTGGCTCAAAGCTTATAGAAACTATCGTGGTCTTTATGGACCAGATGTTAAATTTACAGAGACAGAGAAGAGTCGTGTATTCATTAAGGTGACAAAGACCAAGGTGCTTGCAGCATATGGTCAAATCACTGATGTGTTATTTGCTAATAATAAGTTTCCTCTTAGTGTTGATCCCACTGTACTACCAGAAGGTGTAGTTGATACAGTACATATAGATCCTAAAGCACCAGAGGGAGCAGAACCTGAAATGGCTTCTCCTTTTGGTTACAAAGGTGATGGTAAAGACCTAGCACCGGGTGCTACACTTTCTTCTTTGATGGACAAACTTGGTCCTTTGAAGGGTCAGCTAGGCTCTCAAGAAAATCTTAAGGAAGGTCCGGGCGTTACACCCACTTCCATTACATTCCATCCTGCTATGGTGGCAGCTAAGAAGATGGAGAAGAAGATACATGACCAGTTGGATGAGAGTGGTGCTAATAAGCATCTGCGTTCCACTGCCTTTGAGATGGCTCTGTTTGGTACAGGCATCATGAAGGGTCCCTTTGCTAAGACAAAAGAATATCCTAGCTGGGATGAAGAAGGTACTTATAAGCCTGAGATGAAGACAGTACCAGAGACATCACATGTCTCCATCTGGAACTTCTATCCCGATCCCGATGCTACCAACATGGAAGAAGCTCAATACATTATTGAGCGTCATAAGCTAAGTGCTACACAACTAAGGGCTTTGAAGAATCGTCCATTGTTTAGAGCCAATGTCATTGAAGATGTTATTGAGATGGGGTCTACTTATACTAAGAAGTATTGGGAAGATGACTTGAGAGACTATGCTCCCAATTTAGGCACAGATAGATTTGAAGTGTTGGAATATTGGGGAAGTATTGATGTTGAAAAACTAGCAGAGAATGACATTGACATTCCAAAAGAATTAGAAAGTTACAAAGAGCTTCAAGCTAACGTATGGTTTTGTAACAACAAGATTATTCGTTTAGTATTGAATCCGTTTAAGCCAGCCAACATTCCGTATTACGCTGCTCCTTGCGAATTAAACCCCTACTCTCTATTTGGTATTGGTGTTGCCGAAAATATGGACGACACCCAGACCCTCATGAATGGTTTTATGCGTATGGCAGTGGACAATGCAGTGTTGTCTGGCAACCTTGTGTTTGAGGTTGATGAAACCAACCTTGTTCCCGGACAAGACATGTCTGTCTATCCCGGTAAAGTGTTTAGGCGACAGGGTGGTGCTCCCGGTCAAAGCTTGTTTGGAACTAAGTTTCCTAACGTGGCTGCTGAGAACCTACAACTGTTTGATAAAGCTAGGCAGCTTGCTGATGAGTCTACAGGCATGCCTTCGTTTGCACATGGACAGACAGGTGTGAGTGGTGTAGGTAGGACAGCCTCCGGCATTTCTATGTTGATGAATGCTGCATCAGGCAGTGTTAAAACCATCATCAAGAATGTGGATGATTATTTGTTAGCTCCTTTGGGTAAGGCTTTCTTTAGCTTTAATATGCAATTTGATTTTGATCAAAGCATTAAGGGAGACTTGGAAGTTACAGCCAGAGGTACAGAGAGCTTGATGGCTAATGAGGTGAGGAGCCAACGCTTGATGCAATTCTTGCAGATTGCAAGCTCTCCTGCATTGATGCCGTTTGCTAAGTTTCCTTACATCATTCGTGAGATAGCTAAGAGCATGGACTTAGATCCAGACAAGGTGACTAACAATATGGAAGAAGCTATGCGTCAAGCTTTGCTGATGCAAAAAGCTACAGCCCCTGCAGAGGGTGCTCCTCCTGTTGCTGGCCCAGAAGGTGGTCCTCCTCCAGTGGCTGATATGACTGGTGGTGGTGGTGGAAATATTGGCGTTGGTGCTGCACCAGTGCCGGGTGAACAAGGATTTGCTGGTAATGTCCAAGCCGTACCTCCCCAAGCTTAAAGGCTTTGTAAACACTAACGCTACATGGGAAGCGTTCTTAGAATTGCTAAACACTGAGATTGCTCAGCAGCATAAAAACTTAGAACAAGCTTCTGATGCCCGTGAAATTGGAAAGGCTCAAGGAGCCATTGCTGCTTTACGCAGACTAAAACATCTAAAGGATGAAGTTAATGTACACTGATAACATGGCTAGACTGTTTGCTGAAGGCGGCATGAATGATGAAGGTGGCACAGTAGATCCTGTGTCAGGCAATGATGTACCTCCGGGTTCTTTGCAGAACGAAGTAAGAGATGACATTGATGTAAAAATAAGCGAAGGTGAGTTTGTCATTCCTGCTGATGTTGTTCGTTACATTGGTCTTGAACGATTGATGAAGCTTCGTGATGAAGCTAAGCAAGGCTTGTCTCGTATGAATGAGATTGGTCAGATGGGTAATTCTCAAGAGGTGGCTAATCCAGAGGCACTACACGAAGATGAAGAAGGCTTTGAGTCAGAGATTGATGACATCATGAAAGAAGTTGATGGTGAGCAGATGGGGGCGCAGAAGTTTAGTGCTGGTGGGTTTGCTGAACCCGGTGTAGACCTTCTTAATAAATATAACATTCCTAAAACATCTCTTACCAATCCAGCATTAGATGTTAGAGCATACAAGAATAAAGAAGGTAGGGTGATGTATATCACTTTCTTCAATGATAAGCCTTCTATAGCCATTCCTGCTGGATATGAGTTTGCTGGTTCTGCTGGTCAATTTATTGCAGAGACTAAGAAGACTGACGACAAGAAAGAAGTTGTTACAGCTACAGGAACAGTTGATACTAGTGGTGGTGGTGGTGATGGTCCAACAGGTACAAGTGGTGCTACTGTAGGCGGTAGCACTGGCGTGTCTGGAACTGGTATAGGCAATTCTGCAATTGGTATTGCCATTGGAGCCGTTGCCAATGCTATTTCAAATGCAATAGGTCTTTCTACTGCTCCAAATGATGCTATTTCTGTTACAGATGCTGTTGCTAGTCCTGCCTCTGAGGATGGAATTGATGCAGCTACAGATGCAAGTTTAGGAGCTGCAGGAGCAGCTAATGCCAATGCTGCCGCTGCCGCTGCTGCCGCTGCTGCAGATGCTGCCGCTGCGAATGCTGCTGGTGGTGATGGTACAGATGGTAGTGGCAACACTGGAGGAGGTCCGGGTACAGGTGCTACTGGTGATACTGCATTTGCCAAGGGCGGCTTAGTTGTTAAGCGTACAAAGAAAGCAACACCTGCTCAAAAAAGAGGCATTGCTTCTAAGAAATAATACTATATAATTAGCATACTCAAACCAGAGGTGGGCTGGTGAGTGTCAACAATTTCCCACCATATGGCTACCTATCTCCCTGCTATGCAGCTACAGTTAGCCCCAACTTAAAGGTATGTTATGACAGAAG